ACAGCTTCCCAGCTATGTGGACGACGTGGTGGAGTATGACAGCCAGAGAGCCTTCCCTGAGACCGGCGAGGACGGGAAGATCTACATTGCCAAGGACACCAACCTGACCTACCGCTGGAGTGGCAGCCAGTACGTGGAGATCAGCGCGTCTCTGGCCCTGGGCGAGACGGAGAGCACGGCATACCGAGGCGACCGTGGAAAGGCGGCCTATGACCACAGCCAGATCACCAAAGGCAACCCCCACGGGACCACGGCGGCGGACGTGGGCGCGGCCCCGTCCAGCCACACCAAACAGACCGCATCCGCCACCCAGCTGGGGCACGTCAAGGGCGGCGGAAACGTCTCCATTGGCGTTGACGGCACAATGAGCGTCGAAACTGTAGACGGAGGGACTTTCTAATAAGGAGTGATACGCATATGGCGGTTACAATCCAAGTGAAGCGGGGTTCCAGGGCCACATTGCCGGTCCTAGCCCTGGGAGAATACGGGCTGACCACAGATACCAAAGAGCTGTTTATTGGGGGACCGGAAGGGGTCAACATTCAAATTGCGGTGCTGGACAATGGCGGTCAGATTCCGGAGGAGCAGCTGCCGGAGATGGACGTCTCCCAGACGCTGGCTAAGGCGGAGCTGAAGGACCCGCCGGTGGATGGCGACGGGGTGCTGGTCACGGACAGCGCGGCGGGGAATGCCACTAAGCGGGTATTGTGGAGCCGGATCAAGGCGGCGCTGAAGGGGTATTTTGATCCGCTGTACGCCGCGAAGAGCCACACGCACGCATGGGGGACGGTCACAGAGAAGCCGGAGACTTTCCCTCCGGCGGCACACAAGCACAGCGCGGCGGACGTTACACCGGAAGTGGTTACGGCGGTCGTAGGGTAATGGAGGAGGAATAATAATATGGCACCAGAACCAACTGCGAAATATCTGATTATCCAGGAGAATGGAGCTAACAGAACCAGACCGGCGGTACATGGCGAAGAAATCACCATTAACTCTCCGTGCGACAGTTCCGACATTTCGGGGATAAATATTGCTGGAACACAGTATCGGTTCATCGATGCAAATGGAGATCCGCTTCCCCTTGCCGGAGGCTTTTTTGCTGAGGGGAATCTGATCCGGGTTTTAATCGATACGGAAAAGAACAGGGCGCAAATTATCAATCGAGCAATCATGGAACACCCTCCTGTAGATATGCCAATGCACCGCAGAATTTACGCTGGTACACAGGACATGACCCCAGGAAGCACCACTCTTGATACTGGTAGTATCTACCTTGTGTATGAGTGAGGGTTACTGACATGGCGAAGGGAATCTATGTGGGTGTATCGGATATTAAACTGATATGCCCTAGAAGTTCGTGCAGGTCAACTAGCATTACACGCATTCATACAAATCCGGATAAATACCAGTGTGATGATTGCCTGTTTGAAGGCACCCTCGAGCAATTCAAAGAGGGTAACGAAAACACCGCCCGGAAAGTCCGAAAATCGTATTTCGGGGTGGGGGGGAAGGCCCGCAAAGTCAAAAAGGGCTATATTGGCGTGGGCGGTGTGGCCAGACTGTTTTACGATGATGGAGTCCATAAGTACAAAAAGTATAAGGCTGTCTACCATCCGTCAGTTACAACCTATAAGTGGGATAAGTACGATCTCGATGGCAGTGAGTATCGCTTGGTGTTCTCCGCTGGTGCGACAATGAATATACGGGCGAGAGACATTGGTGATGTCATATATACCGTGGTGAGAGTATCAAGCAATGGAAACATATCGTATTCTAGTCCGAAGACCATAACTACCTCAAATTATGATTCTCTTGATTCCAGCTTAGACCATTCGGGTGAAACAATAGCGCATGGGTCATTTTGGGGTGATCGCCACTTAAATAGACTTATGAGCAGTTATCCTGAGAATATAGAAGGAAGCGATGATGGTAACATCATAGCAAAGTATTCGGGGTACAATGTGTCATCTCGTTTGGAAACAGGACTTAAGGGTTCTTATGCTGGAGAAGTAGAGGGGAGCAATTCCGGGGTTTACCCAAACGATGGAAAACAGGATGGCTTTTGGTATGTATATAAAGGCAAATTCACTGAACCGGAATACTATACTCAGGGTGAATTTGTGGCCGATGTTATATCTGAATACGAGGGTCAATACCCCGATAATGGGCGACACACGGACGGATACTGGTATGTGAAGCAGTAACGGGCGTGGTGTTGAGCGCCATGCAGCACACAGGAGGAATTAAATTGAGCATCCAGGAGCTATTGACAGGCGGGGGCGGGCTGGTGATCCTGGCGCTGACGGTCATCCAGGTCGCCCCCGTCAAAATCAACCCCTGGTCCGCCATCGCCAAGGCCATCGGGCGGGCCATCAACGCGGAGGTGCTGGCCGAGCTGGAGCGGACCCGGATCAAGCTGGACAACCACATCAAGACCGACGATGAGCGGGCGGCGGATATGCACCGGGCCAGGATCTTGCAGTTCAATAACGAATTGATTCGGAATATCCCGCATACCAGAGAGGAGTTCATCGAGATCCTAGCCGAGATCGATGGCTACGAAAAATTTTGCAAGAGGAACCCGAATTATCCCAACAGCCGGGCTACCCACGCCATTGCCAATATTGGCAGGGTGTACGACGAGCGGCTACAAAAGCACGATTTTCTGTGATTTGTGAAAGGAGGTGAGCGTATGGACTTTGGAATTGCGAGCGTGGCGGCCATCACGGTGATCTGCTATCTGATCGGCCAGGTGGTTAAGGCGTCCGGGGTGGACAACAAGTGGATCCCCATCGCCTGCGGCGTGTCCGGCGGCCTGCTGGGCATTGCCTGCATGGCCCTGGCGGTGCCGGATTTCCCGGCCACAGATCCGGTGACCGCCCTGGCGGTGGGCATCGTGAGCGGCTTTGCGGCCACCGGCGTCAACCAGGCGGCCAAGCAGCTGAGTAAGTAACAATTTTGACAACGACAAGCGAAGAACTCAACTGTCATTCACCAAAACACAAGAATTTAGTTAACGTCTGAAAGGAGAAAACAACATGAACGCCAATTACATCTATGACATTTTCCAGACCTGTGAGGACCTGGACCTGCCCGACCTGACCATTGCCCTGGCCCACCACAAGGAGGCCCACCCCATCCCTGAGGGCATGACCGAGCAGGGCATCAACGAGTTTGTGGGCAACCACTACGAGGCCCTGGTGGACGCCTTCGCCGGCCACGACCGGGATGCCTTCGCCGCCGCTGTGGAGGCGGGCGTCAAGGAGGACGAGGAGCGCGCCCAGCAGGAGGCCGGTCAGGAGGTGTGACCCCATGCTGATCTGCATCGATGCGGGTCACTACATCGGGACCCCGGGGAAGCGGTGCCTTAAGCGCATCGACCCCGGGGAGACCCGGGAGTGGACCCTGAACAGCCGGGTGGCGGACAAGCTAGAGGCCATCCTGGCGGGGTATGACTGCCGGACGATGCGGGTGGACGATGTGACCGGCAGGCGGGACGTGACCCTGTCCCAGCGGGTGGCGGCGGCCAACCGGGCCAAGGCGGACGTGTATCTGTCCATCCACCACAATGCCGGGATCAACGGCGGCTCCGGCGGCGGGATCGTGGCCTATGTGGCCCCCAGCCATCAGAAGCAGAGTGAGGTGGTGCGGGACGCGGTGTACCGTTATACCGTGGTGGCCACTGGGCTGCGGGGCAACCGGGCGCAGCCTCTGGCGGAGCAGAGCCTGTATGTGCTCAACTATACCACCATGCCGGCCACACTGATCGAGCTGGGGTTTATGGACTCCACCACAGACACGCCCATCATCCTGACAGAGCGGTTTGCCGACGAGGCTGCGGCCGGGCTGGCGGCGGCGCTGGTGGAGGTGTATGACCTCCAGCCCAAGGGCGGCGGGCAGGTTCTGATGACTGCGGTGCAGGCGGAGGACCTGACGGTGGAACTGGTGGACAAGCCCAAGGGAGAGTGCGGCGACAACTGCGCCAATGCGGGATATTTCGCCAACTACTCCGAGGCGGGCGAGCCGTTCACGCTGCCCGTGGGGCATCTGGTGGCGGACTACAATGCCTCAGGGAAATGGACGAGGCACTACTGCCAGGAGCGCGGGCGGTTCCAGTGGGACCGGTTCACATTTGACGCTGGCCGGTGGGTCTATGCTAACCCTATGTACGGGAAGGAGATCTCCACCCTGTTGATCTCCGGCGGCAAGGCACGGGTGGAGGAGATCCGGACGGTTCCGGAGGGGACGGACTACGCCGTGTCCGGTATCCCTGTGCTCCGGGACGGGACGGCCTGTACCAGCGCCCAGGCCAAGGGGCAGGGCTGGGACACCTCCCCGCTGAGGCCCACCTGGCACACGCTGGTGGGCCTCAAGGGGGACGGCATGGTGTACGTCATGGGCTGGCAGTCCAGGACCGCCAACCTGCTGGACAGCGGCGAGGCCGCCCGGGTGTTCCGGGGGCTGGGCTTTACTGATGTGCTCAAGCTG